GGATATATCATGGCATTTGCTAACTCAGCAATCACCGATATTATCGCTACCACCATTCAAAGTCGTAGCGGTGAATTGGCTGATAACTTGACGCAGAACAATGCGATTCTGCAACGACTCAATTCCAAAGGTAACGTGCGCCCATTTTCAGGCGGTAACGTAATCTTGGAAGAGATTATGTACAACGACCCAAATACCAATAACGCTAATTCTTATAGCGGTTACGAAGTATTGAACATTGCTCCTGACAGCCCAATCTCGGCCGCTCAGTACAAGATTGCTCAATATGCCGCCGCTGTAACCATGAGCGGATTGGAAATGCTCCAAAACTCAAGCAAAGAGGCAATCATCGACTTGTTAGATGGTCGTATGCAAGTTTCTGAGGCTCGTCTTTTGAACCGTATTTCCGGCGACCTATATGGCGACGGTACTGGTAACGGTGGTAAGAATATCGACGGTCTAGCCGCCGCTGTTTCTACATCCCCAACAACCGGCACATACGGTGGTATCAACCGCGCAAACTGGTCTTTTTGGCAGAACCAAGTCACAACCGGCTTGACCTCTACCAACACCTTGGCAAAGATGACCGAAGCCGCTATCAAGCAAGTTCGTGGCACTGACAAGGCTGACCTTTACATTGCTGGTAATACTGCATATCAGTATTTCGTAGGCGCTTTACAGGCTATTCAGCGTATTACTACCGAAGAGAGCGGTGCGGCTGGTTTTGCATCCCTCAAGTTCTACGGTGGCGGTACTTCTGCTGATGTGGTACTCGGTGGTGGTATTGGTAACCAAGAGAATGCAAACTATATGTACCTCTTGAACACCAATTACATTTTCTTCCGTCCTCACAAAGAGCGTAATTTCGTGCCTATCGGTGGTGAGCGTCAAGCCATCAACCAAGACGCGATTGTAAAACTCTACGGTTGGGCCGGTAACTTAACTACCAGCAACGCATCGTTGCAGGGTATTTTGACCGTCTAATTTGTAAAGGAAAACTATCATGGCTTATTCAGTACTTCCCATTGCAGGAGTTGATTTAGAAACAATTACTCCTGAGTCCTTTGAATACACTAACGGCACAACCCTCATCGGAATCCCAAGTTATGGCCCACTCGGCTCACAAACTTTTGGTTCTGACGGTAAGCGTTATGTATTCGCTCAAGCCGCCGCAACGATTCCAGCAGGAACCACTGCTTGTACCGTTAACGCAACCACCTTCCAAGTAACGGCATCCGGCGGTTCTTATGTATCGCCTGCTGAATCTATGGTTTCAGGTGACTATGGCTGGTTTGGTGCTACTAGCGTCTAACCGCAAATTGTAGTAAAAACAAGGGGCTATCTCGAAAGGGGTAGCCTCTTTTTCTTTAAACGCAGTACCTTAACCACTTAAGGAGTATTAAAAATGGCAATTGAAAGCGACGTTCAAGACGCAGATTCACGCTTGGCAGTTAAGTTTTATAAGCGTGCAGTCAAGCTAGAGCATGAATCTAACGAGGCAGGCCGCCCAATTTATAAGGACTTTGATTTTGTGCGAATCATGGTCGCAGGCGATAACCTGACCGAAATCGACACTTACGCACAGGAAAGCCACAAACAACGGTTTCCACGTCAATGGTTACAGTATCAAGCCACCCAAGATTCCAACAGTGAAATCCTTGGGACACCGGTAGAACAATGGCCACTGATTAGCCAATCGCAAGCGCAGGAACTTAAAGGTGTGAAGTTTATGACGGTGGAATCCATCGCCAACGCATCTGACCTACAGCTACAGCGCATCGGCATGATTGCTGGTATGTCACCTCACGCATTCAGAGATAAAGCCCGCACATTCTTAAATCTTGCAGAAGAAACCGCAGAGGCAAGCAAACGCGCAGAAGAAATTAACGCTTTGAAACAAGAACTTGCCAAAAAAGAGGAAGAAACTGCTAAAATTAAGGCTGAAACTGATGCGAAGCTGGCCTTGATGCAAGAACAAATGGCGGCGATACTTGCGGCAGTTGGTGAAAAGAAACCTAAAACTCGTAAACCAAAAGTCGTAGAGGAAGCATAATATGAGCCAAACGATGCTCCAGCTAGTTCAGCAAGTAACCGCTGAATTAAACCTAGCAGTCCCCACCTATGTGGCCGGAAACACAAGCCAAGACGTACAGCAAGTCCTAGCGCTTATGAACGCGCAGGGATATGAATTGCTTAAAGAGACGGACTGGCAGGGTTTAGAGTTGGAGTATCGGTTTTATACCGATGCGGTGCAGTTCACTGGCGATACGGTCAGCGATAACAGCTATAACATTATTGTTACTGGCGACGCTACCGCCTTGAACGGTGATTATTCAATTACCGGCACCGGCATTAACCAAGACACCTACGTTTCTAGCGTCAGCTACGATTCCGGACTTAATAAGTCCACCATCGTTATGAGCCAGCTTGCAAGCGGAACTTATACCAATGTGCAGTTTAATTTCTCGCAGACCAAGTATGACTTGCCAGCAGATTTTGAGACGATTACTGATAACACCCACTGGGATAAGACCAAACACTGGCAGATGCTTGGCCCTGAAGACGCACAGCAGTGGCAGTGGTTAAAGTCCGGTTATATCTCGACCGGCCCACGTATCCGTTGGAGGATTTTAGGTCAGCAGTTTCAGATTTGGCCACCATATAACACCAAAGAATATCTAGGCTTTGAGTATCGTTCCAAAGGCTGGGCGCGTAGTGCCGCCGGTGCTGTCAAGAACAGCTTTACAGCAGATACCGATACCACCATTTATGATGACCGCCTGCTAGTACTTGGCACAAAGCTAAAGTATTTCCAAATCAAGTCGTTTGATACGACAGCGTTGCAACAGGACTATTTCAGAGTTCTTAACGTAGTCAAAGCCAATGACAAAGGTTCTGCCAATCTATCGTTTGCGCCTTACCCAAGCAAGGTGCTTATTGGTTACGCAAACATTCCTGATACCGGTTACGGAACTTAAACATGGCAGTACCACAACAAAGACGAGCCTTTACTGCATCGTTGGCCTCCCCGATTGGTGGGTGGAATGCCCGCGATTCGCTTGCAGAAATGAATCCCTTGGATGCGGTTCAGCTAACAAACTTTTACCCTACCCCGACCGATGTCACGATGCGTCGAGGCTACACCCGCAATAGTCTTATTACGACCAGCACTGGGGTTGTAACCCTGTCGACCATTACCCATGTTGGAGTGGTGGCAACCGCAACAACCTCAACCGCGCATGGTTTGGCTACCGGTGAATTTATTTCGATTACAGGATGCACCCCATCGGACTACAACGGTGTGTATCAAGTTACCGTCTTAAACAGCACCAGCTTTACTTACACAATGGCAAGCGTGCCTGCAAGTAATGCAACGGTGGTCGGAACCTATACCATCGGAATCACCGACGCGATTGAGACGCTGATGAATTACAGCAGTCCAACCACTCAAAAGCTGTTTGCGGCCGTCAACGGTTCGTTTTATGACTGCTCGACCAATCCTGCGACTCTTGCTTATAACGGTTCGTTTGGTAATAACCGTTGGCAACACATTAATTTTTCTACGGCTGGGGGTAACTTCCTTGTAGCCGTCAATGGTCAAGATGCCGCAATGGTTTATGACGGCACAGATTGGTATAAATTGGCTACCACAGCCACCGCAGTCAACATTACAACCATTACAGCATCAACCACTACAGCAACGGTCACAACGGCCACTGCTCATGGTTTAGTTACGGACAACAGAGTCGTTATTTCGGGCGCGACACAGCCTCAATACAACGGTACTTTTAGTATTACGGTCACCGGAACCACGACTTTTACTTACACAATGTCCGGTTCGCCAGCTAGTCCGGCAACCGGCTCACCAATTTATACCGTTTTGGGTATTGAAGGCATTAACAACAACCTATTTGTTCATGTTAACAGCCTACAAGAGCGGATTTACTTTGTAGAAAAGAACAGCTTAGACTTTTGGTACTTGCCGGTTAACGCTTTGGGCGGCACTGCAAAGCAATTCCCGCTTGGTTCGATTGCTCGTTCAGGTGGTTACTTGCAGGCAATGGGTACTTGGACACTTGATGCCGGTTATGGTGTTGACGACTTGGGCGCGTTTGTCACCTCGATGGGTGAAGTTATCGTTTATAAGGGTACTGACCCTGATGACCCAAATGCTTGGGCGCTCGTTGGTGTGTGGCAAATGGGTCAAACCTTTGCACGACGCTGTTTCTTCAAATATGCCGGTGATTTATTGCTCTTGACGCAAGACGGCCTTGTACCAATGTCCGCATCCCTGCAATCTAGCCGACTTGACCCCCGCGTAAACCTGACTGACAAGATTTTCTATGCTGTCAGCCAAGCCGCAGACTTGTATTACACTCAATTTGGCTGGCAAATCAATTACTTTGCACCGTTCAATATGCTGATTCTCAATATTCCAGTTTCTACTGGGGTTGAGCAGTTTGTCATGCACACCATTACAAAGTCATGGGGCAGATTTACCAATATTCAGGCTTATTGTTGGGAGGTATCAGGCCCCGAAGGTATGTTCTTTGGTTCAGACGGCTATGTCGGCAAGTTTTACGACGGATTCTCCGATGCCGGCAACAATATCGTAGCCAACGCACAACAGGCTTACTCTTACTTTGATTCAAGAGGTACGCTAAAGCGGTTCACCATGGTTCGCCCCATCCTACAAACCGATAACACAGTGCCTAATGTGCTTTGTGGCATTTCTACCGATTTTGACACCGTTAACCTATCCAACGAGATTAGTTTTAACCCTAGTTTGGCCAGCGTTGGCATTTGGAATACCAGCACTTGGGATAACGCAAACTGGGGCGCGGGTTTAACGGTTTCTAAGGTTTGGCAGGGTGTTACCGGTATTGGTTATGCAGGCTCGGTGAACCTTTCTGTGGCATCCCAAGGGGTTGATTTCCACTGGGCTAGTACGGATTATGTGATGGAGCGTGGCGGGGTTCTGTGAGAACGGTTACTACAGAGAACCAACGTTACTTGGGTGAATGGCTTGTTAGAATACTTAACTTTCCGTTGCCCGAAACCACGCAGTGTATTGGCCAGTTAAAAGATGGAAATTTAGTAGCAGTAGCGGGATACACAAACTTTATGCCAAAGGCTTGTGAGATTCATATTGGTAGTGTTGGTGAACATTGGGCAAGTAAAGATTTTTTGTGGGCGGTGTTTGATTACCCCTTTAATAAACTTGGTGTTAGCGTTATACTAGGGCAAATCTGTAAGGATAATGAAGATGCCTTAAGATTAAACCGACACCTTGGTTTTAAAGTTGTAGCCGAAATACCGGATGCCCACATGGAAGGCGACTTGGTAATTATGGCGATGCGTAAAGAGGACTGTCGGTGGCTCAATATCCGATGCCCTCTAAAACAGACGATGGAGGCTTGATATGGGTGGTGGTGGATTTTTAGGATTAGGGCCTGCGCCAAGTGCGCCAGCGGCCCCCGACTACCGAGGTGCGGCGCAAGAAACAGCGTCAGGAAATCTTGATGCGGCACGCGCAAATATCGCGGCAAACCGCGTTAATCAATACACCCCTTATGGCAACCTCGTTTATTCGATGCAGGGCGAGGACAAGTATGGCAACCCCATGTGGAGCGCCACACAAACATTTAGCCCTGACCAGCAAGCACTTTATGACTATGACGTAGCGGCCAGCAAAGGTTTAGGTCAGTTATCGCAGACCGGTCTAAATTACGTTCAAAACATGATGGCTAATCCGTTTAGCACATCATCGTTACCAGCACTGCAAAGCAACCTACAACAAGCCCAAATGCAACAAATCGCAGGCGGGCCACAGCTATCCCAAGTTGGTGACGCACAAGCCCAATTACGAGCAGGAAACGCGCCCAACCTACAAACCTCACTGGGTCAAAACGTGGGCATGGCCGGCTGGGATAGGGCAAGCAACCTATTAATGCAACGTCTTGCCCCACAAATGCAAGTACAGCAAGAACAGCTAGACCAAAAATTAGCCTCGCAGGGCATTCCTATTGGTTCTGAGGCATACAATCGCGCCAAGGCTCAATTAGGTATGCAACAAAACGACCTGATGAATCAGGCTCAATTGCAAGCCCAAGGCATCCAACAAAATCTGTTTGGCCAAGAATTGCAAGCCGGTCAATTTGGAAACCAAGCGCTGTTGGGTCAAAATCAAGCCCAGTTGCAAAACCTTGGATTTACTAACCAAGCGCAACAGCAAGACTTTGCTAACCGCATGGCTGGCATGGGATTCAACAACCAACAGATTCAGCAAATGTATGCCAACCAAGTTGCACAGCAACAAGCCAATAACGCTATTGCACAGCAACAATTTGCTAACCAGCTTACCGGTGCTAATCTTTCTAACCAAGCGCGTCAACAAGGCTTTGGTGAGTTGTCCTATATGCGTAATGAGCCACTCAATACCCTTAACGCGGTTCGTAGTGGCGCACAAGTGCAAGGCCCATCGTTTGTTAATGCACCGCAACAAGCTGTTACTGCTGGCCCTGATTACATGGGCGCGGCACAAGCTGGATACAACGCTCAGTTGGCTAACTTTAATGCTCAACAGGCCGCACAAGCTAACCTTAATTCAGGCTTGATGGGATTGGGTGGAAGCCTAGGAGCGGCCGCGATTATGGCGCCAGCAATGTCTGACATCCGCGCTAAAGAAAACATTCAGCCAATCGGTGTATTGACTAACGGATTGACCTTGTACAGCTTTGAGTACAAAGACGAAATCAAGTCTCACCCATTAGCTGGTGAAGGTGTCCACGTTGGTGTAATGGCACAAGAAGTAGAGCAAGTCTACCCATACGCTGTTACCACGCTGGATGATGGTTACAAAGTCGTTAACTATGGGTTACTGCCATGAAAACAATGACCATGCAAGATTTACAGGGAATGATGCCTCGTTTTCAAAACTTGGCAGACCAAGACCAATTTCAGCGTTTGATGGCTCAACAGCAAAATCAGCTAGTGCAGGCCGCAGGACAAGGCGCAAAAGGTGGCAACGCTACCGCCATGAACCCGCTTGCAATGGCCATGATGTTACGCAGAAAGCCTGACCCCTACATGAATGCACAGCGCGCAATGGATATGTATGGTGCTGGTAATGTTTATGGATTTGGTGGTCAGGGAACTGTACCAACCTTTACTACAGGCATGGATTAATTATGGCTGATATATTAGGAACCGTATCCCCTGAATATGCTTTAGAGCAACAACGCTTAAACCGTCAGCAAAAGATGGCTGAATTGCTTTTGGCCACCGGTTCACAACCACAGGCCGCAGGGCAAATGGTCAGTGGCCGTTATGTACCTAATTCGTTTTTCCAAAATTTACAAGCACCAGTCAATATGATGTTGGGCGCTTACATGGCTAATCGCGGTGACAAAGCGGCTCTTGATTTAGCGCAACGGTTACGTCAAGACCAACAGCGACTTGGTAATGAGTTTTTTGAAACAATGAACCCTGCACAGACAGAGTTGGCTGGCCCAACACCTACTGGCGCACCATTAACAACGGTAAACCAACCCGATTACCGTAAAGCAATGCAAATCGCATCTAATCCAAATGCTCCAGCATACGCAAAAACTTACATTAATGAGTTGCTTAAACCAAGAGTATTTAAAGAAGGCGAAACATTGCAGTTGCCATCGTTGGTTGGCGGTCAGGTATCGTTTAATCAAATGGGTGGCGGCGGTGTTACATTGCCGTCTGACCTAAAGTCGGTTGCTATTCGTTTAGGTTTGCCATTAGATTCAACCAAGTGGACTGACCAACAAAGACAGTTGGCTGATGCCGCAGTTAAAGAAGAAAAGAAATTAGCAGGCACAACGGTTAATATTCCTAACTTTACGGAAAAAACCTTTGGCGGTCAGTTGGCAGAAAATCAAGCCAAACGCTTTGACACACTACAATCAACAGCAGAAAAAGCGCCTGACACTATCAGAACTGTTCAACAAAACAGAGCAATATTGCAAAGCGGTAAGTTCTTTAGCGGTTCGCCTGCTAACGTACAGCTTGAAATGGCAAAAATGGCTGATGCTTTTGGATTGGGCGGTGCAGACACAAAAACTAAGGCCGCGAACTCGCAGACCCTTATTACTAATGCCGCGTCAGCAACCTTGGATAGCATTGCCGGTTCAGGTCTTGGCGCTGGTCAAGGCTTTACTGACAAAGATTTGCGGTTCTTGCAAGATGCTAAGTCATTCCGCATAACCATGACGGATGAAAACATCAGAAGAATATTAGATTTGCAAGAAAGAGCCGCAAGACAGGCTGTTATTAGATACAACGACCGATTAAAAACATTGCCACAGGCATCAGTGCAAGTAATGGGTCTAAGACCAATTGAATTGCCTGTTGTAAGTGTTCGCGACCAAGCCGATGCAATCTTGAATCAAAGCAATCAAGGTCAATAATTATGCCTACAGCAGACGATTACGCAGATTGGATAGTCAAAAATCAGGCTAAAAAAGGCACACCGGAATTTAATACGGTAGCAGAGGCCTATCGTGAGGCGAAACTGCAAGAGGATGTTACAGGCGGCCAATACGAAAGCGTTTTGGGTGGCACTCCTGATGCCAGCACTGGCCGCAAGTTTGCCCAAAGTATGCTCAAAGGAGTCAGCAATTTAGGCGATATTTTTATTGGCGCTCCTGAAAACGTAAAGCGTTTGTATCAATACGCAACCACTGAAAATATGCCTGTGCCAAGAGCGGCATCCCCTATTCAAAGCACGCTTATTGAAAAAGGGTACATTACCCCGCAAGCGGAATTTAAGTCGCCGGCAGGGCGCGTGGCTGGATTCACAACAGAGTTAATGACAAGCGGCGGCTTGAATCCGTTCTCAATGTCAAGGGCAGTTGCGACTAAGCCTTTATTGCCAGCAACAAGAGAAATTGGTAGCCAAGTCGGAAGAACCACCCTGCAAGGTGTGGTTGGTGGCACAACCTCTGAAACATTAAGCAGTTTAGGCATCGACAGCCCAGTGACTCAATTCTTGGCAACCGGTGGCGCAATGACGGCCGCTGGCTTACCTTTTGGTGGCATTCGTAGCACCCCAAGTGACATCGTTAATCGCGGCTTGCGTAATGTAACCCCTGAACAGATAAGAATGGCCCAAGCCCTGCAAAATGATTCTATTCGCATGGGTTCGCCGATTACTGGTGCTGAAGCAATTGCTCAAGTGACCGGTAATAAGTCTTTAGTTGGCACACAGCGCTTTTTAGAGAACGCGCCACAAAGCCAAGCCGTCATGGGTGAGTTTATGGCTAATCGCCCAGCAGGACAGGCGCAAGCATTTAGAAACGTAATGCCTACAATTAGCGCGGAAATTCCTACGTCTGCAACACCTAGAAACTTGCAAAAAGCTGGTGAGCGATTAATTGCAGGGGCAGAAAAAAGCCTGACCGAAAATATTGACCCATTTTATAAACAAGCTGGCAAGGTGGGTGTTTACCCCGAACCCAGTGTTTTGGCCAATCCTAGAATACAAGAGGCTGTCGATGCTGTTACAAAAACAGCAGAATATGGTGTAAAGGATGGTTCGCCCAATTCAATAAAAACATTGATTGCGGCAAAAAAATATTTGGATGACCAATACCAAACCCAAACTTCTGCCGTTAGTGGTCTGCAAAAGGGCGCGGCTGGCTTTACACAGCAAGCCAAGCAGGAACTGAACGACTATTTAAAGCAAGTGTCGCCTGAATATGCAAAGGGTGCAAAAAAATACGAAATCGCTCAAGAGACGCAGATTCAACCATTAAAAGAAGGCCCTGTTGGAAGAATTGCCGAAGGCGAAACTGGCACCGATATATTGATGCCACCTAAACCAATGGCCTTGTATCCTACTGACATCAAGCGCGCCGCAGACTTGTTGCGTAGAAAAGACCCAGCCGCGTTGCCAACATGGACTAGACAGAACCTTGAGGGCATATTTAACGAGACCACACAAAACTTAGTGGGCGGTGAGAATCAATTTGGTGGGCCTAAATTTGCCGCGACAGTTGTCGGAAACAAACAACAGCGGGATAACCTACGCACCTTGGTGACTGAAACAAGCGGAATGCAAGCATGGCAAGGATTTGAGAACTTCCTTGATGTGATGCAGGCCCAAGGTCAAAGAATGCCCGCAAACTCTGCAACCGCCTTTAATCAGATGGTTGCCGAGGAACTGGGCGGCGGTAAGTTCAGCAAAATGGCAACCCCATTAAAACCATCCAACGTGGTTAATTTCTTACAAGAAATGCAAATGGGCAGAAATGCTAACTTGTTGGCTAAAATGTTAGTTGAACCTGATTCTGTTAAAAAATTGGAAGAATTGGCAAGGACAGGCCCCAAATCAGCCAAGGCTCAAACATTGGTTAATTCAATTGTTGGTGGCTATATTTCACAAAAACCTGAAATAGTCGAGGAAGAAAAATGAGTAGAAACGGTTCAGGAGTATATAACCTCCCTGCTGGTAATCCGGTAGTTGCTGGCACCACCATTACTGCAAGCTGGGCAAACAACACGATGAATGATGTTGCATCAGCTTTAACTGGTTCTTTGGCCGCTGACGGTCAGACCCCAGCAACCGGCAACCTCAACATGGCAAATAATCGTATTATTTCGGTTACCGACCCTGTTGGTTTGCAGGACGCGGCAACCTATAATTTTTTACAAGCTGGCACATATACCGTTAACGGTGGAACTTTCTAAGGTGGAAGGAATGGCATTCGAAATAGACCCAGTCAAGTACGGTGTGCTTTGGCAAAAAGTAGAGGACTACGAAAAAAAGTTTGACTCGATGGAAAAGAAAATCGACGTCATGGAAGCTGACATCAAAAAATTGGTGAACATGGCTGAACGCTCAAAAGGTAGCCTGTGGGCGCTCATGGGTGTTGCCTCGGTCGGCGGTGGTGTTATTACTTACATTACAGACTTTTTTGTACGCAAATGAACGAACAAGAATCAGCAAAAGAAGTCGCCGGTAAAGCAATTGGCAAACAAGGTCTGTTTTACATCACCTTTATTGTGGTGATTGGTGTGGGCGCCTCAATTGTGTTGGAAGAATCCAAAATGGCCGCAGTCATGGGTCTGTTGGGCGCGGCACTTACCGCTCTTATTTCTATGCTAAACGGCATCGCGGGCGCGACTCCAAAGCAGGAAAAGCCGGAGTTCGAGATTATGAAAGAACTCATCTTGCGCTTAGACCGTATGGCTGACCGCGACCCCATGAATGTGGTTGTCGATAAAGACAAGGTCTTGGTTACTAAAGGCTCCAACGAAACCGCCATCGGGAGGTAATATGTTTCCACTAACCGCGCTGTTTGATGTAGGCATGAAGGTTTTGGATAAATTCATTCCTGACCCCGAAGCAAAAGCCAAAGCCCAGCAAGAACTCATGCGGCTCCAGCAAGAGGGTCGTTTGGCTGAACTGCAAGCGGACAATATTGAGGCCCAAGAGGTCACCAAGCGCCAACAGTCGGATATGGCATCGGACTCTTGGCTATCTAAAAACATTCGTCCCATGACCTTAATCGCGATTCTTGCCGGATACTTTCTGTTCGCTGGAATGTCGACCTTTGGCTACAACGCAAACGAGAAGTACGTCGAACTGCTGGGCCAGTGGGGTATGCTGATTATGTCGTTCTACTTTGGCGGCCGGACGCTCGAAAAGATTATTGATATGAAGGCCAAGAAGGATGCTTGAATCGCAGTTAATCGCTTTGGGAATTGACCCCAAATGGACTGAGGCCCTAAACAATACATTCAACAAGTATCAAATCAACACCCCCAAGCGCCAAGCCTGCTTTTTAGGCCAATGTATGCACGAATCCGGTGGGTTCAAGTTTATGCGCGAGAACCTCAATTATTCTGCCCGCGCTTTGATGGCGACGTGGCCAAGCCGGTTCCCTGACGCTGACACCGCCGCCCAATTTGAGCGCAACCCCGAAAAAATAGCCAACAAGGTTTATGGTGGCCGGATGGGCAATACCGAGGACGGTGATGGCTGGAAGTATATCGGGCGCGGTTTGATTCAATTGACCGGCAAAGATAACTATGCGGCCGCCAGCGAGGCTTTGGGCGAGGACTTGGTATCTAACCCCCAGCTTGTGGAAGAACCGCGTGTAGCCGCTTTAACAGCCGGCTGGTTTTGGAATAAACGCGGGTTAAATGAACTGGCTGACCAAATGGACATCGCCACCATGACCAAACGCATCAATGGTGGCAATTTAGGGATTGCTGACCGTCAGGAAAAAATCAACAAAGTGCTGACAATCCTAAGTTCTCAGCCAAACAATCAAAAGGACGAATATTAAAGCCGCAAGGTAGGCTTTACGCATCCAATATTGCTTACGCAAGCGGGCTGGGTCGTAAATCAACCATGACTGCAAGTTCAGCATATCGGGGTCGTTCTCAATATATCGCGGTGGTTGATAGTATTTGCCAATTTTCACCTTGCCGGTGTTGTAAGGTACGCTCATTTCCAGCCTGTCCTTTCAATAAAAACCCACATTAAAAAGCCTGCCAAAACAGCGCCCATAATACAGGCGCCCAAAATATCCAAAAACGATGGTTCTTTATTCATGTCCGGCTCCTTATCGTGCGGTTACTTTTAAAGTAATCACTGCGGTGGTTTTGGTGTGCTTGGCAATCAATTCTGCTGGGATATTAGCCTCGGCAAACACCGCCTTGTTATCCACTACGTTGCGCTGTGAGAGCGTTACGCAGGCCTTGTAAAGGTTACCCTCAATCTTACCCTCAGTTTGCTTGAGTTCGGCTTTTATGGCCTCTGCTTGCGCCTCTAAATCGGCGATTTGAGCCAACAACATACCTAATTGGTCAACCTTGGTTACTGCGATGTCGATTACTTGCATTTTGATTTCCTTTCTATCTCACTCCCCAATGGAGTAAGGACAGTTTAGTTAAGAAAACTTAACAATGCAAGGTTTTTTTATAGGGATTTACCCTAGGTTGGGGTCAAGATTTGGCTTTTTGCAACAAATGGGCGGGAAAGCCACAAAACCGCGCAATTTAGGCATCCTCTTGAGGTGGCTTAACAACCCCAGTACTCTGCCTACTCGGCACGTGAATGGCGCTTTTGGCGCCACCTTTCGGCATTGCCTATATGTTATTACGAATCCGGTAAAACTTAAGCAGACACGAGAAACAATCCCATCCTTTTTGGAGGTCTTCTTCCGATACACCCACGACCTTGACCTCGTTGGTGGTGCCGTTGACAAAACAAATGGCCGCATTCGCCTTGGGGACACCTAAACCCTGTCGATACGCGGCTAATTGCATGATATGCTCAAAGTACACCTCGGCCTTGTCGAGAGGGGTATCCTTTGTCTTGAAATCAACGACCGCACCGTCCCACTTCTGATAAAAATCGGCGCGGCTCATCAAATCGCACTTGCCACCAAACCCATCCGGATGTGCAAAAGACTTCTCTGAGAGCCACAAACGGCTCCCAAAGTGGGTGTTTATGGCCTCCTCCACAATCTTGACGTATGGCGGCAGTTCCGGAATGTACACACCCTCATAAAACGACTGGATGATTGCGTGTATGGTCTCACCACGCTCGGCGGCCTTGCGTCCGGTCTCTTTGGAGTCCTGCATGACCCTTGCGAGCCACTCCTGCTCCGGTTCACCGTCAAGCCTTGGTAAGGTCAGCGCGGCGAGGAGGACTTGTTGCTGTTTCCATGTATCAAGGCCTGCTTTTGATAGCAATCCGATAATTGTTGTAACACTTGGCAAAAGTCCAAGTTTCCGCGCGTCGCGTAGCGTTGTTGCACGCTCGTTCCCATTGGCCCCAACCGTTGTATAGGCTGGACTGCCGTCTTTTGAATACCAGTGTCCACTTTCTGCCACCTTTTCTTTAACTATCATTTTCTCTCGCTTTCATCATGGCATCAGCCCATTCATAAGCATATTTGCTTGTTGATTCTTGAACTGTAATAAGACCTTCATTGCCACCCCTTAGCATTGTTAATATTCCAACCATAGCCTGTGCGGCAAAATAATCTCGCAAGTCCATACCTTCATTAATTATGGTTTCATACCCATTCCATCCTTTGCTTGGAAATGCTTTCATATTAGTCCTTAGAAACAGTTTGTGTTGCAATTGCCGCCATAACAGCAAGTGGTGCAAGTCACATATTTACCGTTGATAAAGTAGCTGTGTGTGGTGCAGTTTGCATAAGCCACCGTTGCAACAACCGACAATAAAACTCCTGCGATTAATTTTTTCATGTTAATTCTCCTTAAAATGGGATGTCTGAATCTGCTGGGCCAAAATTATCATCATCTGCAATCTTGGGTTCTGCGTCACGCTTTTGTTTGCCGCGCCACTCGGATGATTCTGCAATCTTTTCTTTGTAATACTTTGGCAAGGTATCGTACTTGGCTTGGTCAAACTCCTGCAACCAAAAGTGCGTAACTGAGTTAATACCCTGTGGCAGGCTATTACGCAGGGCTGTTGGCACCGCGCTAATACCGGACACATTCGCGTACTTGCCGTCCTCCGAATGCACGACCGAGAGCATACAGAACTTGCCCAATAGGTTACGCACATCAAAGTTTTTTCTGTCCTCGGTAGTCATCTTTTTACCTGACCATGATTCAAGGTCTTTACGCAGGGTCGACTGGTCGCCAAGGCTTACGGTGTAACGCTTACTAACGATTAATGGCTTGCCATCATCCGTTAGTAATTTTTCGCCATCATCGGACTCACCATGCAATTCCCAAGTAAATACCATCTTGTGCATGATTTTGGTCTCACCTTTCCAATCTACGGACTGGTGGCCAAGGTCAATACAGGAGTAAAGCCTTGCAAGGTGGTTGCCTGCGGGCGCGATTTTAAAGTCTCTGCTTGTATCTGAAATAATCATGGCTTTCCTCAAAATGGTTCAAATTCTGTTTGTTTGCTGTACCGGTGAACAATAATGCTGTTGTTTTCGCGGTCAATGGTGGTGGAATAACTGCCTTTGCCCCAATGGGTTGACATATAGGCACACAGCGAACTGCGTAGCGTTTCCATGTCAAAGTCTTTAATTGGCACCTCGCCCACCGTATCGTCGGTCATATTCTTAATAAACGGCAAGTAGTGGTTACGCAGGGTTCCCATCGGATAATGCAGTGGCCCACGCTTTTTGCGCTTGTTATACAAGACCTCAAGCGCGCCATGCTTGTTGCCGTCGCTGTCCACGATGGCATACAGCAAATTGCAGGATTTGAGCATACTGATGGCTCGTTGCAGGGTTATCTTTTCTACGTTATTCATTTGACACCTCCATAAGGGTTAAGGTCAGCAAACACTTCGCGCAGGAAGTTACGTTGCCGGTCTATCGGGGCAAGCCCACAACCATAACGCAGGAGGTCAATTTGCTCTTTAGATAAGTCTGTGCCGCCTTCTAGCACATCAAAGATGCGTTCAAGTTCACCTTGAAGCTGGAGTAAATCATTGGTTTGCGATTCTATTTCACTCATACGAGTTCCTTTCAAATATTCACCGGCCAATCCGGTAACTCAATGTTAACCTATCTTAAATCTAAATGCAAACTTTATTTGTAGTATTGTGTTGATAGGCATTCCCTGTTAAGATACCCTAATGAATCCAACAGCCATTATTAATATCTTGGGCGGCGCCACCAAGGTCGCTAAACTCTGCGGAGTTTCAGTGCCGGCGGTCTCTATGTGGCAAAAAAGCGATATTCCGCGCGATAAATTAATATTCTTGGCCGCAACACTGGAGCGCGAAACAAACGGTTTGATTACCCGCAAGACCTTGTTTCCAACGACTTATGAGGTAATTTGGCCGGAGTTGCACAACAAGCAGTAAATTGGTTATACTGTGTGGGCAGATTAGACCCTGTTTAGTTTTAATTCCACATCAGACCCTTTAGGGTTGCTTTGAGCGTTTTGGAAAGTTCGTGGAGTGCTTTCTTAAGCGGGTCTAACTTAGAGCAACCTTAAGGGGTTTTTCTATTTCTGCCGTACTTCTCGCGTTAGAAATGGGGTTAAATCGCCCGCTGGAAAGAAAAGATGGGCTGGTTTACACCTAACAGCAAGCCCCGCGAACTTGAGTGGGTATCGCACAAGACGGACAGGACAACGGTGATTGACAACCTGACCATCGAATGAACACTACCTTCGGGAGCATTAGTTCAAGATAAACTTCTTGAATGGATGGGGTGCTATCACCATTGGGGACTTATTGCAAAAAAACAACAATAAGGGTAAATACCTACAAAATAAATATTGCATTATTAAGATTTCTTAACTATACTGTAGTTACTGCATCGGGCAGTGAGATAGAAAAGGAGCAACAAATGAGTGAGTGGAAAAAAATTACAGTTTATGTAGTTAAAGCAGACGGCAAATTCATTGACCAAGTTCACACAAAAGAAAAGGCCGAGCAGATAGCCTTAAAACACAAAACCAAAGGTTGTAAGGTCACCATCAAAAAAACAACCGCAGAAACGATGTCGGTTAGTTTTGGTGTAATTTAACAGCAAGGTTCCACGTGAAACATATTGAATTCTTTTGCATTACATTTTTTATAACCATGTGCGTTGGTATTCAAACCACCAAAGCGCAAACCTACGTTATTACCAACCCCCAAGGTTTTCAGACCGGCACCGTTCAAATACAGGGCAACCAAGCGCAAGTCGTAAACAACGCTGGTGTTACGGTGCAAAACCTGACCATTTACCCTAATCAAATCGTGACCCCGCAAGGCTACGCAATCGGCACACCAGCCTACACCGTACCGCCAAACCCACCATCACCACCCAGCCCAAGGGTGTTGCAATGACTTACCTTATTTATGATGAGTTTGGTGACCTGATTCGCAAAAGCAGTTCGCGGCAAGAGGCGCGGTACTTGCTTAAGATTTATCAGGGCTGGACGATGAAGGCCATTAAAAACAAACCGGTCGATTTATCACACCTTGGGGAGGCGCCATTTTGATTGAAACTGTCATGATTGTGTTTGGCATCGGAGTGTTTGCAGTTTTCTCGGTGTTTATGATTGCGGCCGCATTTCTTTACTATTGGATGGACTAAATGAACGCATACGAATTAGCAGATGAATTTGATTGGATGACTGAAGAAAAGATTGTTCAATGGTGCAACGATGTAGTTAATATGCTACGACAACAAGCAGACCGCATAGCGGAGTTGGAAGACAGGCTATCAATGTATGAGATTAAAGACCTTGATAGAGGAATTATTGGCAGAACAAAAGATTATGTAATACATGATTTAGTTCACAGAACCACACCACAAATAAAAGAGTTAAGTGATGAGGAAATAGATTTGAAATGGTGGATTTCGTCTTTTGAGCATTTAAAAGCGCTGGGTGGCGGCATCAGTGATGAGATGGAAACAAAGCTAAAAGATATGAAAGAAAGATTAAAGAAAGCGAGTGAGAAATGACATTTGAGGCTTTCTATTCCCTGTACCCGCGTAAGATTGGCAAGCGTGCGGCAGAAAAGTCGTGGAACCGGTTAACTAAGGATGAACAGCAGGAGGCTTTGGCCGCGTTGCCTAACCACCTTGCATACTGGAAGTTTAAGCAAACCGAAAAGGACTACATTTGCCACCCAGCCACATGGTTAAACCAAGGTCGCTGGGAGGACGAGTTGGAGTTTGAAAAGGCCAAAAAGCCGGAATTGCCTTGGTATAGCACCAACGAACTAACGCTTAAAAAGGCCGCCGAGGTTGGTGTCAACCCTTACGCTGGTGAGGATTGGCCACAGCTACGCGCCCGCATCAGCGCACAAATGAAACGGTTGGAAGAGCAAATGTGAACAAAGAAAAACAACGAATTGAATATTTAGCCCAGTGGTACATAGGTGTTGGGCAACGAAGAGGTTGGGATGAGGTTAAACGATTAATTGAGCAGTACCCTGAAGATGCCGAAAAGGTGAGAGAGAGGATGAAGGAAATATGGAAAAATACGACCCACACGAAGCGATAAACTACATTTACACGCACTCTAATGCGTATGCCGAGGCCAAAGGACACCTTGCAGAACTTGAGGTTTGGAAGTCCAGCCTAAAGTCCATCAAGATGGCAGAGTCCAACGAACAGTCGGTGACCGCGCAAGAGCGTGAGGCTTACCGGTCTGAGGATTATCAAAACCTTTCCAAAGCAATTGGTGAGGCAACCCGCCAAGTTGAGGCCCTGCGCTGGAAGTTGGAGGCCGCTAAGATGCGGTTCCAAGCATGGCAAACCGAATCCGCAAATAACCGTCAAATTGAAAGGCTCACCACATGACCCTGACCGAAGAGTTGTTAATCCTTAAGATGAACATTAAGTTTTTTGAGGCCGCGCTTGCTAAAAACGAGATTGACCTGATGTTGCAAGTGGTTGTTGATTTGTCGGAATCCGCGCAAAAGCTGGAGGAAAAGACCTTTGAACACGCAAACAAAACTGATGCGTAATCCGTATGCCACGCATACCGACTACTCAGAATTTAAAGGACTAATACCGGACAACCCAAACTTTGTGCCAAGCAATGTGGACGGTATCTGTGAACGCAACGGCAAGTTCTTGGTCATGGAATGGAAACGCGACGGTGAAAAGGTCAGCAAAGGTCAGCAAATACTGCTACAGTCATTGGCCGCACTTCATAACTTTATGGTTGTGATTATTTACGGAGACACTGACAACGAAACGAGGATTGGAAAGTATTACATCGTCCAACCCACTGGAAGTTGTATTTTGGCTGGCAACGGCATTAATATGTTTAAAGAATATTACAGAACATGGTACGACTGGGCAGATGGCAAGTAAACAGGAACGGCAACATAATCAAAAAATGGCATCCATCGGGTGCATTCTTTGTTCGCATCTCGGCTACACCGAGTCGCCAGCCGAACTTCACCATATACGAAATGGAAGTACTCGAAGAAGTGACGCGCCTGTTATCCCCCTCTGCCCTAATCACCATCGATTTCCACCCGATGGATTTCACCACTTGGGTCGGAAAGCATTTGAGCGCAAGTTTGGACTCACCCAAGAGCATTTACTACAAATGGCATTGGAGAAACTGTGTTGATATTGTCACTCCCACTGCCGCCATCTGTGAATCATTACTGGGGGAGCGTAGGAAACCGCCGATTCGTAAGCAAAGCAGGAAAAGAGTTCAAACTCAGGGTGCAGGAATATGTGATGGAGTATCGGGTACCCAAGCTGGGAACCGCCCGCCTGCAAATGACGGTGACATTGCACCCCCGCGACAAGCGTAAGCAGGACATCGACAACCGAATTAAGGCATTGTGGGATGCGCTGGCTGATGCCGGTGTGTTTGATAACGACGAGCAGATTGATGTTTTGATGGTGCAACGCGGTGCAATTGTTAAGGATGGGGCCTGCCGCGTAGAAATCGAGGTCTTAGATGCTCGTGAATAACCTGACCGTCACCGAATACACCGAGGCCTATTACGACGAGCATAAGGATGCTGGGCTAGATTACCTTGGGCATGGGTACTGGCAGGAAGAATACGCAAAAATGGTCACTGAGGCCTGCAAAACCCCCACAGACGGCTTTGTTGTTGACGCTGGGTGTGCGTGTGGCTCAATCCTAAAAGGCTTTCACAAGCTGAATCTGCGCGTTTTGGGGGCTGATTTAAATCAACACATGATTGATATTGGGCGCGAACACTTTGGGTTTTATACCAATGAACTGATATGCGAATCCATTTCATCCCTGCCGGCATTGACCGAGAGCGTTGATTTAGTCCACACCGCCCAAGTTTTAGAGCATATCCCGCAAGAACACATGGACGACATCCTGCACGAATTTAGGCGCATTCTAAAGCCATCCGGCCGCGCGTTTATCTGCTTGGATGCAGTTAAGGACGGTGAAACCAAGGAAATGTACATGGGCGACCCCACTCATGTGAATATCCAGCCTATACAGTACTGGTACAGGCTGTTTGCAAAGCATGGTTTTATGTTTGATGTTGAGGCATACAACCGGTTCGTGCGGTCAAAATACAAACCCACAGCAGACAAAAATTTGAATTTTTTTGACGAATATCCTTATTGGAGTGTGTGGATTTTGCAAAAAACCTAATATAATTGCGTAACTACAGGAGTTTCCTATGCAAGAAAATTGCTCACTCTTCTTGGCAACGTTGCTACATTCGGCAACCAATACGCATTTTTTCCATTGGAGTACGGACTCCTACGCAAAGCATCAGGCGCTTGGCACCTACTACGACGAAATCGTAGACTTGGTCGACACGCTGGCTGAATCGTATATGGGCAAGTATGGCAAGTTGACCAGCTTTCCAAGCGTTTACCATCAGCCAAGCGAACCCATCAAATACTTAGAATCACTGCAAAAGTTTGTGGCCGAGGCTCGCATGGATTTGCCGCAAGATACTGAACTGCAAAACATTATTGATGAGATTGCAGACCTTATTAACACCACGACTTATAAACTTAAGTTCTTGAAATAAAAGGATATTTTATGCCACTCGTTAAATCCGCAAGCAAAGAGGCAGTCGGTAAAAACATCAAAAAAGAAATGGAAGCCGGCAAACCTAAAAAGCAGGCAGTCGCGATTGCTTTGTCAGAACAGCGCCGCATGGCAAAAGGTAGCCGCAAAGCCAAGCTGGAAGACGCTTACGCTAAATACATTGAAGAAAAAGCATGAGTAGACGCGACCAAATTCGTGCGGCTATGGATAAGCACGATAAGCCTATTGCTAAAACGACAAAGGGCAAAGGTCGCCACTACTTATCAACCGAAGAGGGCGCCGGCATGACTGCGGCGGGACGTGCGGCTTATAACCGCAAAAACAACGCTAATCTACAAGCACCACAAGCCAGTGGCCCGCGCCATGATAGTTTCTGTGCAAGGTCAAAAGGCTGGACTGGTGAGCGTGGCAAGGCGGCTAGAGCAAGGTGGAAATGCTAATGAAAACTTGTTTTTGTTGCAAGGAAACTAAAGAACGCTCTTTGTTTTTCAAGCATAGCCAAACCCCTGATGGACTGCATAGTTGGTGTAAGTCTTGTTGTAGAAAAGGCAACGCTAAAAGTCGTGACAAACTTAATTCCAAAATTGAAACCAGAGCTAAGATTTTTTTACGCAACGCAAAAAACAGCGCAAATAAACGCAAACAAGAATTTTCTTTAGAAATCAACGACATAGTTGAATTTTGGAATAAACAAAACAAAATTTGCCCTTATTCAGGATTAGAAATGACCCTTGAAGCTGGCAAATTAAATACTGTATCGATTGAACGCATTGATAGCAACATTGGCTATACCAAAGAAAATACAATATTGGTATGCCAAGCCATTAATCGCATGAAATCTGATTTTAGTTATGAAGATTTTTATATGCTTTGCCAATCTGTAGCCAAGTTTTTAGGCGACGATGAACTTAAACTAGCAGTAGGAGCGTACAAATGAAACATGGTCTATATGCCGCAATTCACGCAAAACGCGCTCGTATCAAGGCGGGTTCCGGTGAGCGTATGAAACGCGCAGGCGAAGAGGGTAGACCAACCGCCAAAGACTTTAAAGAATCTGCTAAGACTGCTAAAAAACCCCGCCGGCAAGTGATTGCTGACGCTATGAAGGATATGTAATGGAACACATGAACCGCAAATTTAAAAAGGGCGACAGTTTACTAAGGCCACATCAAGAAACTACGCTCGAAAAGAATCAAAAAGCCCGCGAAAAGCGCAAGGCCATGTTGATGAAACATTTTAATAAGTTTGCCAAAGATATTGCCTAATGGACAGGCTGGTTGAGGCTTTACGCTTGTTGAGTGACAAGGTAGTCAATATACCGACAGAGGCCCAACGCTTTTTATACAATCCGCAAGCCTTTACCCAAATGTTTGGGGTCAACAAACTGCCCAACGAAACAGGATTTGCCGAGGGCGCGATGGTTGGTAGCCGCAAGTACGGTAGCCAAGCAGGGTATGAGCAGGGCGAACCGTTGGCCTTACCAATTGCTGTAGCCTCGATGGGCGCGCCATTTGCCGCCCCAGCAGCCAAAGCATTAGCACCCAAGGCCGCAAGCATGGCAGAAGATTATCTTGCCAAGATTGGTGGTGTCCAGTACATCGCCCCGCAAAATAAAGCCTTGGCAGACGCAATCCGTAAGACCAACATCGGTGAGTTTGACCCACGCTTTGACCCAAGAGTCCTAGAAAAGCAAAAAATCAGCGAAACCGTACCGGTGGTCGAGCAAACCAACAAGACCCCGATTCCTAGAGTATCGCTGGCAGACTTTGAGGGCAGGCCATTCATTACCAGTATGTCTGACCGTACCGCCGCCGGTGGTGACCTTTTAGGGGTCAACGATGTTATGTTTAAGCGGCCGGTTCACCTTTACGGCGGGCAGGACTATATGTTTAATGCCCCAAATCAGGTATGGGCATCGGCACAGCAGGCAGTCTCACCAATTACTAAAAACGCTGAGATGCTCAAAGAGATTACCGGTCAGAATCCGCTCTATATTCCTTGGCGCATGGCCCCTACCAGTGGGGACTTTGCCCACATGACCGGTGAGAGTATGCTCGGATACGCAGAGGCCGCGATGAGCAGGGGTGACAAAAAACAATTAAACACCGCGATTAAAGACCTCATTCCAAACTGGAAGGGTGTCGATAACGCTGAGAGCATCGCCCAGTACAGAGCCGCGCCCAAGGTCGTAAGAGATTCAATTATGCAGATTATGGACAGAGACTTTAGAAATGCCGGAAGCCTTAACATTGGTCAGGCACGACTCTCGGTAACCGACCCGCGTCAAATCAATGCGGCCGAAGGTGGAATACAGAATGTCGGTGAGATATTTGCAGGCCAGCCCATGATTATGAAATCAGGCCACCCATCTTACCCACGAGGTGTAGCCGGTCAAGGACTAGGAACACTGGAAAGAGAACACAATATTTTTGAATTACTGCCAAACGTGGTGAAGGAGCGCAACATTGCAAGCCCCACCGCGCCAGCACAAACAGACTTGAGAGCATTACAGATGAAGCCTTATGCAGGAATCATAACCGCAGACCTACTCAGAAAGCTAGGATACTAGTAAAGGTATTCCGGCCTAAACTGGTTTGCCATCTGTTCGCCAAAGCGCTTAGATAGAAAATCACAGACAGACTCATGCGTAACCGTCTCAATTCCCGATGCAATACAAAAGGTCTCATGCAGGGTAAGAGCGTCAAGCATTGGTTTAGGCATTGCAACATCAACATTTACAGTGGGGGTCATTGCAAACTCCTTGTTTTGTAATTACAATTGTATCAAAGATTAATATATCTTAACAACTACTTGGGTAAGGTATGGAAGAAAAACAATCAAAACCTATCAAAGGTGGAAAGCGAGAGGGTGCTGGCAGGCCTGCTGGTATACCTAACAAGTCCACCACACTGGCTAGAGAGGCTATTGCACGCTTTGTTGACGGTAATAGCCACAAATTACAGGAGTGGCTTGAGGCCATTGCTGAAGACCCCAAGTATGGCCCTAAATACGCATTTGACTGCTTTATGCAAGTCGCTGAATACCATGTACCTAAACTAGCCCGAACTGAACACACCGGAAGTGAAGACAAACCCATCCGTTATGTGGTTACATGGAAAAAATAAATCATTCAATAACCCCAACCTTTTATTTTTGTAAATGGTGTGGCAAATCAATGGAATATTTGATTAATAACAATCAAGAATCTTGCCTTGGTGCTGTTGGTGTAATTCATATTGATTACTTAATAGCCAAAAAAAAATGTAATGAAATATTTGAGCCAATATTGAAAAATGCTCGATTATTGTGATGTAAACATTGAGCTTTATAAGCCAAGAGATGTATTCTTAGACTTTCACGACAGAACCCAGCGCTGGTCTGTAATTATTGCCCACAGGCGCGCAGGAAAGACCGTAGCCTGCATTAATGATATTCTGTGGCGGGCATTGACTGAAACCAAAGAAAACGCTCGATACGCTTATATTGCACCGTATTATGCACAGGCCAAATCGATTGCTTTTGACTACCTGATGCAGTTTAGCGAGCCTGCAAGGGTCAAGCACAATATCTCAGAACTATGGGTTGAACTTTTTAATGGGGCGCGAATCAGGCTGTTTGGTGCTGACAATCCGGACGCTTTGAGGGGTCTGTACCTTGATGGAGTAGTGCTGGACGAGTACGCTGACATGAAACCCAAGATATGGGGCGAGGTCATACGACCATTACTAGCTGACCGGCAGGGCTGGGGTACGTTTATCGGCACACCAAAAGGCCACAACACCTTTTACGACATTTACCAGTATGCGACCCTGCATCGGGACGAATGGTATTGCAAGGTGCTACGAGCCAGCCAAACCAAGCTGATAGCCCAGTCAGAACTGGATGATGCCCTAAAGTCTATGAGTATTGACCAGTACCAGCAGGAGTTTGAATGCTCGTTTGAGGCGGCCATCATTGGTGCAATCTACGGTACAGAGATGCGCCTGCTTACGGATGCCGGCAGGATTACTAAGGTTGAGTGTGACACCATGTATCCAGTTCATACCGCATGGGACTTGGGGTACAACGATGCCACAGCTATTTGGTGGTTTCAGGTGGTGCATGGCGAAATACGCGTACTCGATTACCATGAGGCGCATGGCCAGCCCATTATTTACTATGCCAATCAAATCAAGGAGCGACCCTACGAATATGGCACGCATTGGTTGCCGCACGACGCACGAGCCAAGACACTGGCAAGTGGTGGCAAGTCAATAATTGAACAATTAATTGACAAATTACCCCAAAAAAGTGGAAATTTGTTTAAAATAGTTCCAAATCTGTCACTTCAAGACGGTATTCAAGCAACGCGCATGGCACTAGCCC